TTACGATTGACTAGACTTTGGCTGCTGGTTTTATTAGCATTACCTATAAGAACACTTGCTGTTCCTGTAGTTCCACAATTTCGTACAGGGACTTCTCAGACTACAAGCACATCAGAGCAGATAATTAATGAAACGATCACCAGCCATCAATATCGCACAGGATACTCATACTCAGCGTCAGGACATAATATCGAATCTGAAACAGGATATATCAACCCTACTCCTACGACTACGAATGAACAAACAATCGGAGGGGTGAATTTTAGTTGGACTTCACCAAACTTAGAAGCTATTCCTCGCTGGTCAATATCAAGCGATGGAGCAGCATTTTCTCTACAAGAAACGCTAATTACTCCAGGTCTAGATACAGTTACAACCATAACTCGTCAAATAAATACAAGCAGCACCGTAGAAACTACAACTACATTTGGGCAGTAGCTATAATCCTTTGTCCTGCAAGGGTTTTGGCTAATACAACAGTAGCTTCACCCTCTTCAAATGCTCAAGGTGTTGTAAATAATAATGCAACTATGATTACTCCAAGCTCAATGCCGAGTTTTAGGATGAGTCAGGGTATAGTTTGTGCTTCTCCTAGTCTTACAATTACACCCTATGTAACTGATAGCTGGTCTTTCGCACTCCCTAGAGAAAGCGTTACTAGAACACCAATATATGACGAAGAAACAGGAGAGGTTATATATTACTCAGAAATACCTAGATTTGAAAAAGATACCTTTAATTTGAATTACGGAATCTCTGCTCAAGTAAACATTCCATTAGGAAAGTCACCAGCACTTTGCCACGAAGCAACAGCAGTAAATATTGAAGCTCAAAGACTATTGATAAAGAAAACCAAAATGGAGATCAGTTTATATCGTTTGGAGATGTGTGCAAAACAAGCAAAGCTTGGGGTAAGTTTCAAACCCAACACTCCTAGTGCAGCTACCTGTGAAGATATTGTTTACAACATTCCACCAAATCAAGTTATTCCGCACACTCACAAATTAAAATAGACAAGCTACGGGTGTTCACTTGTCTAAACACAACTAACTTTAGCAGAAGTTAGCTGTATGAGGTTGAGTCCATCAACCATATCTATTCTACATCTTTTTTCTTCTTTGTAAGCTTTTTTATCAGATTTTTTACTAGAGGTTTGACAATATTAAGCAGTAGTGGAGTAGTGGCAGCAACAGTAGCAATAGCAGCAGTGCTAATAAGCTGTGCAGGGCCAGGTATGTATTGCTCAATGAACGTAACGTCTTCATAGAGAGTTATACATTTACTACCATCTTCGCTTCTTTCGTGGCCTATGACACGTTCCAATCGTTTATCGTTACGAAAGTCTCCTACTCTTTGGTCATTTTTACCAGGGCAGGGAGGAAAATCTGGCGG